CACGATTATACAAGAATCGTGGAGAGACTTAACAAAATCGGTGTGAAATATATGAAGATAGATTCCGATGAGAGCATCACCAAATGGAATAACAGGGAGATACCTGTTGCATTGATCCATCCTGCATCAGCCGGACACGGACTTAACCTTCAGCAGGGGGGAAATACAATGGTGTGGTTCGGAATCACATGGTCACTTGAATTATATCAGCAATGTGTCTGCCGACTTTACAGACAGGGGCAGACAGAAGGAACAGTCACCATAATCCATCTTATAACACAGGGAACTGTGGATGAGAAAATTATGAAAGCATTGTCCGAAAAGGATAGCACACAGTCAGCTTTAATCGAAGCTGTCAAAGCAGAAATATAGAAAATCATAGTCAATCAGAAGTAAGTCATGGTCAATCCGAGGGAATAAAAAATTTATTTCGGAGGTAAAACCTATGAGCATAAGAAACTTAAGTCCATATGAGGCATTAGGAAATGCCGTGGTTCTACAGGCAGTAAAAGACTATAGGGATGCGGTGCATAAGCTGTCCCGTGGAAAAAAGAACACGATTGCAGAATCCATGAAACAGGAATGTGAGAGATTCTTTCAATCTCCATATTTCAATGTATTCACCCAGCTTGATGGGAAAGTAATTCTGTCACAGCTTGAGAAGGAGGTGTCTGCATGACAGTAAAAGAATATTTGGGACAGGCTTATCTGTTGGATAACAGAATCAATTCAGATACAAAGGAACTGGAAGAACTCCGCCTTATGTCGCAGACTATTTCCAGTCCGGGGTTCGAGGAGCATTATAATGCAAGCAGAAATACCGATGCACCGTACATTCACACACTGGAAAAAATCTTTGATATGGAATCCAAGATTCTGGAGGAGATGAATCTGCTGATGGCGTTGAAACAGCAGATAAGGGACGTGATCAGCAAGGTGGAAAAGCCGGAGCATCAGATGATTATGAGATACCGCTATATCCACAACTACTCATGGTCCAAGATTAGTGAAAAGCTTTCTGCTGATATTACTACGGTTCAGAGGTGGCATAATAAAGCAATTGCAAAAATAAAACTTCCAGAAAATGCGATAGATTTAAAAGTTGCCATTGTTTGCCATAAGATGCCATAGTCCAGTTTGTGATATTGTATAATCAGCAAAAATGATAAAGATGCATACAGGCATGAGCCTTCATGGTGGAATCCCCGCTGTGAGGGCTTTTCTTATGCCCTTATTGAAGGAGGTGCAGTGATGCCAAGAAAGGCAAAGCATCCGTGCCACCATCCTGGCTGTCCCAAGCTGACAGAAGGAAGGTTCTGTGAGGAACACCAGAAGGAAGAGAACAAGCGTTACGAGAAGTACGGTCGTGACCCTGCAACAAGGAAACGGTACGGACGTGCGTGGAAACGCATCCGTGACAGCTATGTTAAGACACACCCCTTCTGTGAGTTGTGTTTCGAGAAGGGAGTACTTGTCCCAGTCGAAGAGGTACACCACAAGATTCCTTTGTCGGAAGGTGGAACACATGACAGGAGCAACCTCATCTCTTTGTGCAAGTCGTGTCACGCAAGGATACACGCAGAGAGAGGTGACAGATGGCATGGAAGAAAGAGTGATTCATATGAATGATGGTCGTGCCAGTCATATATAAAAATATTTTATTATATTTTTCCTGTGACGGTCATGACAGTCATTTCCAAAAGGGTAGGGGGAGTGCAAATCCCTGTGGGCAGAGCCACCGGGCAACGGTGCCGCCCCTTCGTGTGTACTTTTTGCGTATTTGAACGGGGTATTAAGCACCCTATCGTTATTTTTTATATGAGGAGTTGATGATATGGCAAGAGATGGAACTGCCCGTGGCTCAAATATCAAGGTCAATGCCGGAAGAAAATCCAAGGCATTAGCTGAGAAGATGGCAGCAGGCAATCCTGGTGGAAGAAAGCTGAAGATCATTGACTTGCCGGACGGAGCAGAACTTGAAGGGGAAGATATTCCAGAGCCAAGTTCTTACATTAAGTCCAAGCAGAAAGCTGTGGGAGAGTTCGATGCAGAACATATTTACAGATACATTTATCTGTACTTGAAAGATAAAGGATGCGACAAACTGGTGAGCAAGCATCTGGTGGAGCAGTACGCAATGAGCGTATCCCGACTGATGCAGTGTGAAGAGGCAATCTCAGAGTACGGATTCCTTTCTAAGCATCCGACCACGGGAGCTGCCTGTGCAAGTCCATTTGTCGCTATGGCTCAGAACTACCAGAAACAGGTAAACACAATATGGTATCAGATTTTCCAAGTGGTAAGGGAGAACTGCTCAAAGGATTATAACCCTGACGAGTCCGACCCGATGGAACTTCTGCTACGGAGTAGAGGATAGGAGAAACATATGATTGAAAAAGTAAATCCGATGCACCCGGATAAGGTTGCAGACCGAATTGCAGGTGCAATCGTTGATATAGCCTATGCATCTGAGGAGAATCCAAAGATTGCAGCAGAGGTTCTGATTGGACATGGCGTGTGCCATGCGATCATTGAAACATCAGCAGATATTGATGAAAAGGATATCGCAGATGCTATTTTAAGGATTGCCGGAAACATCCAGACGGATATTGCTATTGTCCCACAGGACATTCACTTATCTGAGAATCAGAAAGGCAATGTTAGATGTGGGGATAATGGTATCTTTAAAGGAATACCGCTTACTGGAGAACAGAAAGAACTTTCACAGATTGCAAGGGATATTTACAGGAAATATCCTACAGACGGAAAGTACATTCTTGATGGGGTAAGGCTCATTATCTGCCAGAGCAATGCAGACAAAGAGGAATTGGAGAATCATTACCCAGGTGCAGAGGTCAATCCGCTTGGTGCCTGGGCAGGTGGTACAGATGTAGATACGGGAGCAACCAATAGAAAACTTGGTTCTGATATGGCTGATTCTGTTACAGGCGGAGGACTGCACGGTAAGGATTTATCCAAGGCAGATGTATCCGTAAATATCTATGCTTTCCTTAAGGCACAGGAAACAGGAATGCCAGTCACACTCTGCTGTGCAATTGGTGATGAGATGGTGGATGGAAAGCCTTATGCAGAAATCGTGCAGATGGCAAGAGAGTACATCCAGTCAGTTGGCGGCTTTGAGAAATTTGCAGAATGGGGGTTATTTTAATGGCAAAGCATACTACAGAAATGAAAATGGTACAGACTTCAAAACTGATACCATATGTAAATAATGCCCGTACCCATTCGCAGGAACAGGTCAATAAGCTGCGAGGCTCCCTTCGTGAGTTTGGCTTTATCAATCCAGTTATTATCGATGCAGACTATAATGTCATTGCCGGACACGGAAGGCTTATGGCCGCAAAGGAAGAAGGAATTGAGGAAGTTCCATGTGTATTTGTTGATTATCTGACGGAGGCACAGAAGAAAGCATACATCCTTGCCGACAACCGATATGCACAGGATGCCGGATGGGACGAGGAAATGTTAAGGGTTGAGATTGAAGCCTTGGAGGGAATGGACTTTGATGTGTCATTCACAGGTTTTGATGAACAGGAGATCGCAGACCTTCTTGCAGGAGATGCTGATGATGCAAAAGAAGATGATTTCGATGTAGAAGAGGAATTGCAGAAACCGTGCTTTTCTAAGACGGGAGATATCTGGCATATCGGAAGGCACAAAGTCATCTGTGGTGATTCTACACAGGAAGAAACCTATACACAGCTTTTTGAGGATAAGAAGTGCAATCTTGTCTGCACGGATCCACCATACTTTGTAGCACTTGAGAATGCATCCGGCAAGATCGCTAATGATGACTTAAACGATAAGGACGGATATGAATTCCTTATGAAAGCCTTTACCAATTTCCATAATGTTATGGCTATCGATGCATCCATCTATGTATTCTATGCGACCATGAAGGCTCGTGTATTTTATGATGCATATGAAGATGCAGGTTTTAAGGTCGGTGCAGGACTTATATGGAAAAAGCCAAGGGCACCGCTTATGAGGACTGACTGGAAGTTTAACATGGAACCAATCATCTGGGGTTGGAGAAAAGATGGAAAGCACAAATGGTATGGTGATCAGAAACAGAAATCCGTATTCGAATTTGATGGTATCAAGAATTCAAAGGAAGATGGATTTGGACACCCATCCAGTAAGCCGGTTCCGCTGATTGCTTATCTTATCAAGCAGTGTACACAGGCAAACGGCATCGTTCTTGACGGATTCTTAGGCTCTGCATCTACACTTATGGCTTGTGAGCAGCTTGACCGTATCTGTTATGGTGTGGAACTTGAACCGAAATTTGTGGATGTGGCAGTAAGGAGATACCTCGAATATAAGAATGGTGACAGCAGGGATGTGTATGTCATCCGTAATGGTGAGAAGATCAGTTACGAAGATGCAGTGGCAGGAATGGAGGATGCCGATGGAACAACAGAATAAAATGACACTAACCCTCGGCAGTCTTTTTGATGGTTCCGGGGGTTTTCCATTGGGTGGAGTCATTGCAGGAATCACACCAAAGTGGGCAGCAGAGATTGAGCCGTTTCCCATAAGGGTCACATCAGTCCGTTTTCCAAATATGACACACCTTGGAAATATAAGTCAGGTCAGTGGTTCGGAGATTGAGCCGGTTGACATCATCACATTTGGAAGTCCCTGTCAGGACATGAGCGTGGCAGGGAAAAGAGAAGGCTTGGGTGGTAACCGTTCAAGTCTTTTTTACGAGGCAATCAGAATCATAAAGGAAATGAGGGAGGCTACCAATGGAAAATATCCAAGATACATCGTCTGGGAAAATGTTCCCGGAGCATTCTCGTCAAACAAGGGCGAGGACTTCAGGGCAGTCCTTACCGAAATCTGCAAAGTCAAAGAAGAATGTGTGTCTGTACCTAAACCTGCAAAATGGGAAAATGCAGGACGCATCATGGGAGAAGGCTTCAGTATCGCATGGAGACTCCTCGATGCTCAGTATTGGGGTGTTCCCCAGAGAAGACAACGTATCTACCTTGTCGCAGATTTTGATGGAGGGAGTGCCGGAAAAATATTATTTGAGTCAGAAGGCCTGTCTGGGTATTCTGCGCAGGGCTTCAAGTCGTGGCAAGACGCTGCCAACGGTATTACAGAAGGCATTGGAGAAACAGGCTCAGACAGCTTAATGTTTGAAAACCACTCACAGGATACAAGATACCAGGGACCACTTGCTGTGGCACAGACGGTTTCATCCACCTATGGAACAGGTGGAAATAATCAGCCGTTTGTATTGCAAACACCAAAGACTCTGAAAATCAGATGTGGCTGTGAGGGCGGTGGCAAGGGTGCGCTGATACAGGATGACCTGTCAGCAACCCTTGGAACAAATAATGATCAGACATTATTTCAACCGAGGGCATTCGGAGTGTGTGCAAAGAATAGCAACTCCATGAAATCAGATAATCCGAACAGCGGATTTTATGAGGCAGAAACATCAAGAACCCTTGATGCCAATGGTGGAAATCCTACCTGTAACCAGGGTGGTATTGCTGTGCTTGAAGGCAATGGCAGCAGACCTTCTCATAAAGGGGACGGATATAAGGAGTCTGATATCATGTATACCTTAAATGCAACGGAGCAACACGCAGTAGCCTTCGCAGAAGTTCATGCCACACTTTCTGCAAACGATGGTCCCAAGGGTCCATCCAGTCAGATGATGAAGAACCCGGAAGAGAACTTTGTCGGAGAACCATCCTATGGTATTGGCAGACCTGCGATGAACCAAGGCTACAATGCTGCTTTCAGTTTCCAAATCGAAGAGGAAGTAGAACCGACACTTGTTGCAGCCGGAGCAAGCGGTGTGGCTCATCCGAGATTTTCTTCATCCAAGGCATCCTTCTTTACCGAGGCAAATGAAGAATGTGCCAATACCTTAGTTGCTACGGATTATAAGGATCCTCCGATTGTAAATGACGGGGAGAGTACTGATTATATAGTACGAAGGCTCACACCTACGGAATGTGCAAGACTGCAGGGATTCCCAGACTGGTGGTGTGACGGACTTGCTATTGCAGAACCAACCGATGAGGATATTGCCAAGTGGAGAGAAGTCTTTCATACCCATGCCAAGGCAATGGGAAAGACCACAAAGCCAAAGACGGACAACCAGATCAGAAAGTGGTTACAGAATCCAAGGTCTGATTCTGCTGAATATAAGATGTGGGGAAACGGAGTGGCATTACCGAATGTTTATTTTGTACTGTCCGGCATTATGTACTATGCACAAGAATCTGCCATATGAAGGCAGTATATTTGTACCCCTGTGAATGCACATAATCGTTGCTTTTACAGGGGTTTAGAGTGATATATGTACATACCAAAAGAAAGGGAGGTACATAGCATGGTACTACATTTTAATGTGAAAGGCGAAAGCCGGAAGGCAATGGTCACAGCCATTGAAAAAGAAATAGGCGGGAAGGCAAGATACCTTGGAGTTCCATCCTGCGCATACGAGATTGGAAGTTACACGGTAGGCAGAAACGGGGAACTTGAATTCGGAGATTTTGATGACATTGACGAAGCTGCCCCAATCATTGAGGCTTGTGTGGCCGCCACAGGGGTTACACCAGAAGGATGGGGAGAACAGCCGACAGCAGAAGAAACTGCCGATGAGTTGCCAACAGAGGGCGAGACGGTGGAACTTACGGTTTCCCTTCCAAAGGATAAGGTGGACATTGAAAAGCTGGACAGCTTACTTGAAGCAAAAGGAGATTTGATTCAGAAGGCACTTGGAGCTAAGAACCTTGAATACGAGGAAGGTGCCTACGAAGTGAGATTCCCTTGGTTCGATAAAGTTGCATCAGATGAGGCAACAGCCTACACAAGATTTATTTCTGCCCTATGCGAAATGACTATCAAGCAGAAAAGAATCACAGCAAAACCAAAGGAAAATGAGAATGAAAAATACGCATTCCGCTGTTTCCTTCTGAGACTTGGCTTTATCGGAGACGAGTTCAAAGCAGACCGAAAGATATTGCTTGCAAAACTGGATGGCTCATCAGCATTTAAGTCTGGAGTCAAGAAAGGGGGCGAGCAGTAATGTTTTTTCCACCAAGAAATATAATTGAATCAGTAAAGAAAGAATATCCATCGGGTACAAGGGTTGAACTTGTATCCATGAATGACCCATACCGTGATATGCCGACAGGCACAAGGGGAACCGTTGACTGTGTGGATGATACAGGCACGATTCATGTGGCATGGGATAATGGATGCCACCTCGGAGTTGTCTATGGCGAGGATTCATGCAGAAAGCTGCACACCATAAAGACCATCTGCTACGGGAAGGAAGAAACATGGGACTGTAAAGAAGATGCAGTTGCCTTTTTCCTACAGGCGGTTGCAGGAAGTGAAGGTGCAGAGTGTGAGAGATACACAAAGGTACTGACAGATCTTGCGATGGGCATGGATATATGTACAGATGGTGAGTAGGGTTCTAGAAAGATACACAATAATCGGTGTGTATCTTTGTCCAGTAGTGGTATTTCAATTTATGTGCTTTAGAGTGATATATGTACTACCGAAAGGAAAACAAGCCAAAAAGGAGTACATAGAATGAACGAGAAAACAACAAGACAGATTGAAGAAATGAAAAAGCAGACCATTGGGGTTGAAATCGAGATGAACAGCATCACGAGGGAAAAGGCAGCAAAGATTGCAGCCACCTACTTTGGAACAGGAAGATTTCAGAACACGGCAAGCCGGAACGGATACTACACTTGGTCAGCATGGGATGAGCAGGGCAGGGAATGGAAATTCCAGAAAGACGTCAGCATTGCCGGATGCGACAGCGAAAAATGCGAACTGGTAACACCGATTCTTACCTACGCAGACATTGAAACATTACAGGAACTTGTAAGGCAGTTAAGACACGCAGGTGCAAAGAGTGATGCGACAAGGGGATGCGGGGTACACATTCACATTGGAGCCAAGGGGCATACACCACAGACCATGAGAAACCTTGCAAACATTATGGCAAGCCACGAAAGCCTCATAGCAGATGCCCTTGACCTTGACAGGGGAAGGATGCACAGATACTGCAGAACGGTTGATCCACGATTCCTTGAGAGCCTTAACAGGAAAAAGCCAAAGACCATGTCAGCCTTGGCAGATATCTGGTACGGAAGTCAGAACTGCAACTACGGAAGGTCACAGCATTACAACGACAGCCGATACCATATGCTGAACTACCATGCGACTTTTACAAAGGGAACCATTGAATTCAGACTTTTCCAATTTGATGCCCCTGCTGACGGAAAGCGAAACGGACTTCATGCCGGACAGCTTAAGGCATACATTCAGCTTTGCCTCGCACTCAGCCAGATGGCGAAGGAAGTAAAATCGGCAAGCCCAAAGCCACAGCAGAATGAAAATCCAAAATACGCAATGAGGACTTGGCTCCTCAGACTTGGCTTCATCGGGGATGAGTTCAAGACGGCAAGGGAGATTCTTACAAAGAGACTTGCAGGGGACACAGCATTCAGAACTGCAAGGGGATAGCCTTGTACCACCTTTAAGGAATGACCGCTTCGGCGG